AATCGAACTCCCATTCCCAAAACCCATAACCATTCCAGTCGATATCAATACCAGTGAGAAAAGCTGGGGTGACTGTAAATAACCAACCCGAGAAAAGCAATGAATTTTGAATACTGTTATTTTAGAGTCCAGACCAGTCATGCAGGCTGGGTCCATGCAGGTTGGGTCCGGATACATAAAATCTGTTTCTACTTTCGGAAAGATAAAAAGCTATTCTTTTCCGAGAGGTCTAGGCTTGGGGGCAAAAAGTTCCTGCAGATTTTTGGGTACGTTATTGGATTTAGCCTAGACAAGTAACCAACCAGGAGAGCTATTATGGATACCCCAAGAACTGCTGAGGCCCAATTTGGGACTGGGCGCGTTAGTGTAAATTCCGCCCAGGACCTAGAAATCGAACTTATAATTATGACCAGGCAGCGAAATGAACTGCTTGAAGTGGTTCGTGAAATCCTTAGTCAGCTAGGCCAAGGCGGAGAAAATGGTAAAATTTTTGCCAGAGATTCTTGTATTGTCAGAGCAAGAAGACTTGTTGAATTTCTGAGTTAACCAACCCTGAGAACTACCATGAAAATCCCTGCCAACTACCGCACTCATGCCGATTCCCAATACTGCTTGGTACTGGATAGCCTACTATGCACTGGAGAGCTGATCGCCTCCAGGGCAGGAGAAACTTTTTCCCTCACTGACACCAACCCGATCGCCTTCACTTCCCTGCCTCTGGTAACCCTGCGGAAAACCGCTTGGAAAATGGCTCTGAAGGAAATGGAATGGTTCCTCAGTGGGGACGTGGAATGCCCCAAGGAGTTGCTGCCCTGGTGGGAAAAGCAATTAAGCCCCGATGGTTGCTATCTACACGGATACCCAGAACAGTTCCGTTACGCAGATACCAATGGCTATGACCAGTTAGCGTTCATTTTGGGGGGACTGCAAAGCAATCCGAATTCCCGCCGACTTATAATGACGGCCTGGAACCCAGAAGAAATGGCTGGCATTACTACCATCAACCAAAACCCCAACACCCCAACCACCTGCCACAGTACCCTGATCCAGTTCTTCGTACGAAACGACAAACTGTACGCGAATCATTATCAGCGTTCTGCAGACATTCTCCTAGGTGTCCCGCATAACTGGGTGCAACATTGGGCTTTCCTGCAATTCCTGGCCTACCATGCCAAACTTAAAGTCGGGCATCTGCGCTGGGTCTTTGGGGACGTTCACCTATATCAGGAAGAATCTCACATGGACACTGCAGAGGAAATCCTTGCTGAAGACCCCAGAGCAAATTGGGGAAACGCCCCAAAGTTAGATTATAACTACTCTGGTAAACTGGATCATGCCGGCCTGCCAGCCTTCCTCGCCGATGACTTTGCCCTTTTGGGGGAAATCCTTGAGCCGGTCACAATTACGAAACCAATCTTACTGGTTTAACCAGCCATGAACCCGTCCCAACACGGCTGCACAAATCGCCCATTCCTAGGCCCATGTCGTCACGCTGAACACAACCCGAAGGACCAACGATGCTATTCCTGCAAATGGTCAGACTTTGAACGCCAACGGCGGAAAGGCGCAGAAGTATTGAAGCGGATTCAGGTATCTTGGGACCAACGAAACTTAGGGAAACCCAAATGAACAGTAAACAGGCAACTAGGGAATCTTTCCACGCAGTTCCAGAAACCTGCCCAAAAGTTGATGCAGCATTAGAAGCTGCTGCGAATGCAATCAAGGAACAGACAAATGCCCTTAGGGACGCTCTGATCGAAGCCATAGAACGCGCTCTGGATGCGGAGGACAGAGTTGAAGAGCTGGAAAACGAAGTAGCCGAATTAACCAGAAAACTAGAGAAGCTAGAAAATGAAAGTGCGTGACAAAACCCTCAGAAAAACTGTCGATGTTCTCGATCGAGGCTGTCCAAGGAAGCAGTGCTATTGGCCTAGACAAGACCCCGGAGTCTTCGTCCAGGGAGTAGGCTATCGTCAGCGTCCCGGCCCAATCCAATGGCTTTGCGGAACCCGTGAAGCCAAAGGCTGCCCTGATAACCCTAAGTTCAAATAAGAGGCCCCCATTATGTCAGCAGAACCAACCCAACTTGAACTTCCGTTCGATTCTGACCCTGAACCCTGTGCAGAATGGAGCGACGAACGCTGCCCAGAATGCGGAGCCAGAACTCTTGAAAACCCCAATGGCACCCATTACTGCAGCTCTATTGACTGTGACTACGGCCTCTGGACTGAACCCAACCACCCAATCGACTTTTCTGTAATTTAAGGAAACCTGTATGTTCAAACCACACCTTGCTATCGATGCCGGAGATAAAATCCCATTCCCCTGTATCGTGCAGCCAAAAATCGATGGAGTTCGCGGCCTTTATCTGCCTGGGCAAAGGGGATTCACAGGACGAAGCCTGAAACCTTTTGCGAACAGACACCTGACCAACCTCTACAGCCATCCTGCCCTAGTGGGGTTCGATGGGGAACTGATCGTTGGCTCAAACCAAGTAAGTCCTGACTTATGTCGAACCACAACCAGTCTTGTTAACTCGATTGCCCCCTGTTTGGATACAACCTGGTGGCTGTTTGACTGGATAACCTCAGAGACCTACTACAGGGGCTATAACGTCAGGCGGACTATGTTGCAAGATTGGCTAGAAAAGCTGGAAAGTCATGCTCCCCATATAACACCCCGCCTGCGATTAGTCCCCCAGGAAAGAGTCCGTAATCGAGCTGATCTAGACCTTTGTCTCCAAGCCTACCTGGATCAAGGCTACGAAGGTTTGATAATCCGCGACCCTGATGCTGCCCACAAAAGCGGCCGGGCCACTCAGAAGGAAGCTGCCTTCATGCGGATCAAAGATTTCGCTACTGAAGAAGCCACGATCATAGGCATGACTGAAGCGGAGGAAAACCAGAACGAACAGACAACCAACGAACTCGGGCTGTCAACTCGGAGTTCCCATAAGGCAGGCAAAGCCCCCAAAGGTATGATCGGGGCTCTTACCTGCAGTAATGCCAAATGGGGCATCTTCACCATCGGTCCTGGAAAGCTAACTCTCCAGGAACGCGAATACTACTTCAATAACCCACAAGAAATCCTGGGAGGCTGCGCAACCTACAAGTACCTGAAAACCGGCTGTAAGGACAAGCCCAGAATGGCTACCTTTCAACACTTTCGCGCAAGCCAAGACTTGATTACTACCGGAGACTAAAATGGGCAAAACAATATCAGAAAATCTCCCCGACGACCCAATGCTGGACGAAGACTACAATTATGATGAATATGTCTTGATGGTTGCGAGTCTGACCAAATCTGGAACTTCTATCTTAGCTGAGCTAACCCCCCAGGAGGCCAATTTATGGCATATGGGAACTGGGGTTTCTGGCGAAGCTGGAGAACTTCTTGATGCCATCAAAGCAGCTGTTATTTACAGGAAACCTCTCGACGTTGACAACGTAATTGAGGAACTTGGGGACCTGGAGTTCTTCATGGAAGGACTACGGCAGGCTATTGGGGTTTCCCGCGAGCATGTCCTGGAACAAAACATGGCAAAGCTGGCCAAGCGGTACGAAGGCTTCAAGTACAGCAATGCGGCTGCGCAAGAGCGGGCTGACAAGGCTGCACCAACTTTCTCTGATCCAGCTTCCCTAAACCCTGCTTTTGCCGGGCCTTTCTCTCACCTGTCCCCTAAACCGGCTGAAATACCCACAGTCAGTTACGAAGCTCAGCTCAAGGGTCTTGATCCTGACTTACGCTGCGAGTATTTTCCTGAATCCGAAGACTACCCTGAAGGGTTTGCTGTATACAAATTTGGGGTATGCCAAACAGCTTTTTATTCAACCAGCGAAGAAGCCTGCAAAGCTGCCATCAAAGCCCTCGCCAACAAGTAAGGAACCAACATGAAACCTGTAGCTGTCCTAGACACTGAAACAACCGGCCTCAACGACCCTCAGCCAATCGAAGTCGGATACATACGCCTGCATCTACTAGAAACCTACTCTGGAAACCTGCTCGTCAACGGGCATGAGCAGTTTCAGCAGGCCTACCTCCCCAGCAAACCCATCGAACCTGGTGCCAGCAAAGTCCACGGTAAAACCCTTGAAAACCTAATCGGCTGCCCTCCACACACTGACTTCAAGCTTCCGCATGGTATAACCTACATCATCGGGCACCAGATCGATTACGATGCCAGGGTATTGGGAGTCTCAAGCCCGCAGTACAAATTCATCTGCACAGTCAAGCTCGCCCGGCTCCTGTGGCCGGAAATGAAAACCCATAAGCTGGCCGCCATCATCACGGAGTTCTTCCCTGATATCGCTGCCCGACTCCTACAGAACGCTCACGGCGCCCTCGTCGATGCAAAGTTGTGCCTCCTGATCCTGCAGGAAGCCCTTAATCAATTCGAGGGACTGTTCACCTGGGAAGACTTCCACGATCTTGCTGGTGTCTTCCCAAAAGCCCAGGAAGAACTCCTGACAATGCCGTTTGGGAAACACAAGGGGCAGAAGTTTGAGGAAATCCCCCAAAGTTATCTGCGCTGGGTCATCGAGGATAGCACAGCAAACCAAGCAGTGAAAAAGGCTGCCCGCGCTCACTACCACGGTCAGTAATGCCTCACCGAAAGAAAAGATTCAGCGAATACGTTTGCCGCTGCAGCGCTTACACCTTCCCTCACAGACTTGGGGGAGGTAAATGTACTGGAACGGCAATCAGCGAAGACTACTGGAATTCCCATTACGGAACAGGACTTTGCACAACCTGCAATTGTTTTAACACCCGTAATGGGAAATCCTGTGATGTAGTCGAAGGACTTGAAAGCCCACAGTATTGTGAGGCTTTTCAAGAATTAGTAGCGTTTAATGAAATCAAACTGTAAAGACTATGACTAAAATCATCCTAATCTCTGGGCCTCCTGGCTCTGGCAAAGACACTGCAGGCAATATCCTCATGGAACTCCTTCCTGACCGAGGATACCTGGAGAAGTTCTCCGGGCCTTTAAAAGCAGCAATCCCGGCTATCTTAAACGTCCCTTTTTCAGAATTAGAACGGCACAAGGACGTCCCAATCAACAGTTACACAAGCCTGGGAATCAAACAAACCTTCCGCCAGATTCAAATCTCAATGAGCGAAAACTGGATGAAGCCTCTCTATGGACAGGACATCTTTGCTAACCTTCTCATCTACCGGATAAACCAGCACAATCTGTTAGCCGAGGAATATGGGGCAGACGAACCCATTGCAATCGTTACTGATTGTGGGTTTCAAGTTGAGGTTGGGGCTTTACTGCGCCGCTTTACCCAAAGCAATTGTCTCGGCATTCAACTATATCGAGAAGGCTGTACTTACGAAGGGGATTCCAGATCAAGGATAGTAATCCCTGTGCAATATACAGTGCATAATAACGGCTCTTTAGAAAACTTAAAATACCAGTTAGCCGTAATTTTGGCGGAGACTGAACGATTCAAGGAATGCAAATGAGCAATCAAATCTCCCGCCAGACCCGACTAGAGTCCTTCGCGGAAACCTGCATCGGTACCCTAATCGGCTTCCTTGTTGCAATGGCAGGGCAGCTCTTTATCTTCCCAATCTTCGGGATTAGCGTTCCGCTATCGACAAACCTGTGGCTCGGAGCGTTCTTCACAATCCTGAGCGTAATCCGTGGCTACGTCATCCGACGATGGTTTAACGCTGAGTTGCACAAGGTTGCAATTCAGGCAGCGAAAGGTTTGGGGAGGTTCTGGGTAGAACCTGTTCCATTGCTGAAACAAATCTACATCATCGAACTGATGCAGTGGTTTGTTGTCGGCCTGGGCCTTGGCGCTTGGATAGCAGGACTACTCTGGGGAAACCTTGTAATCCCGTTAGTCGTCGCCTGCTTGGGCCTTGCAACATTGGAGAAGATACGAAAACATCTGGTCAAGAAGCTACTTTGGGAAGTGACTGACTTCGTATTATCCAGGCTTAGATACCAAACCCATTTCATCGGGAAAGGTTTTTTGATAAAGGCGAACCCTGGGGACAGATCCTGAAAGCCGATAAAAAGCCGGGGCAAGCTCAACACCTGCTCCGGCTTTTACCTCAAACAGCGCCCGTTTATTCGGGCGTTTCCGCATCGGGGTTTTTGTCGTCGAGAGCCGTCACGGCCGTTTGCAGGGATTCGACCGCATCGAGAACCTCCTGCGGTACGTCGGGGGACTCATCGATCACAGCCAGAAGGGCGTCCATTTCGGCGCTGACCTTGATGATCTTTTCGGCTAGGGCATTCAAGACGGGAGTGAGTTCGGAAATCTGCATTGAGATACCTCGTAAGAGTGATGGAAGGGCGAGACAGATGTTTAGATCCGCCATGAAGGTTCTACAGAACTTGAACATGGTTTTTCCTCTGATAGAGCAGGAAGTTTAGCATAACTATGTGACAAGTCTAGTGCAGGGGCTGTAAACCCATCCCATTCCCCCATTTCGTCCCCCTTCCCTATCCCCCACAATCCCATTGCTCCGCATCCATCAGTCTTCCCCTCCAAAAAATCCTGGCGACCTCTCGTTCTAACATAGTCCTGAATTGAAATCCAAACCCACCTTCAGAAATCCCATTCCAAAATTCCTGGCGACCCCATATTAAATAAAGCCCCTTCCTCTCCCACACCTTAGCCAGAAATCCCCACCAAACCAAAGGGTCTCTGCAGGTAAGCAAACCCCGTGCCATATGCACGAAGTGTGCCACCAGCAATTTCCATGCCTGGCACGAAACCTGCTCTTTACGCGCACCCGTGCGGTTCCATCTTATGTCCCTCAAGCAGCAGATTCGCAGACAACCCAGAAAAACTTTTTCGTCTCGTTGCCGCTAGGCTTGACATGCCGGAGGCAAAGCCCCGGAACGGGAACGCTCTAGGATGCCCACGGTGCCACGAAAGGGAAACCCGATAGGGTTGGTGCGCTTCGCTTCGCTCGGGGCATTCTCGGTAAAACCTGATGCCCTCTTGCCCTATGTTCGGGAGTCCGGGAGGCTTCAAACTTTCCCGGCATAAAGCCCAACAATAATATTGGCGTAACTGACAAAACTTTTTCAAAGCCGCTTGACATTAGCCTGGGACAGGCGCAACCTATGCCCACGGTTCGGAAATGCCCGAATCGCTAACCCCCCCAACCAACATAGGAAACGATCATGAAAACCGAAACCAAAAACGTAAAGCCCACCACCGTCGAAAACCCGACCGCCGCGTCTGTCCAATCGGCTGCCCCGCTTTTGACCGTCAAGACCGCCAACGCGGCGGCGGATTCCATAACTCCGCAAGGTTTTCTTATCCTTGCCGGGCAGGAATATCAAATCGGCCAGGCCGGAATGCTCGCCCTCGCCCGCTTGGGTGCCCGGCGGGCAATCAGCCAAGAAACAGCCGCAATCGCGGATAACCCGGTCGAAGTCAATTCCAAACTTTTGGAAATTCTCGCGGCATGGGAAACCGGCTACGCGACCACTACCCAACGCAAGCGGGCCGAAAAGCCTGCGAACAGTTCCGGCGGCAAAACCGCAAAAGGTCCGGCTTTCTCCCGCTTGGTGCTTCAATCCGCGATGCGGTCGGAACTCCCGGCGGGCAAGCAGGATGCCATGAAAGCCATTGAAGCCCTCACGGATGAGAAGTTTGCTCTTTGGTGCGAACAGGCTGCAAAGCCAGGCCACAAAGCCCATGCGGTCTATTCCGGCGCAATTGCCCACCTTGAAAAGGCTGCAGCGGAAAAAGCCGAAGCCGAACGCCTGGCCGCTCTCGCGGAACTTCCCGATGTCGATTTTGACTTCGGCGACGATTCGGGTGAGTCTGACGAAACCTAAGCAGCCTAGCGTTCCACGTGGAACAATCCTGCCCCTGACAATAAACCTGGGCCACGGAAGGCCCACTATTCGGAAACCGACCATGAACATTGAAACCATCATCCTGCTTGCATTCGCCGCTCTCTGGGCATTCCTTGCACGTCGGGAGAAAGACCGTCCCGTTGCTACCGTTGGTATCATCCTGTCCCTCTCCATGCTCGCCTTGGCGCTTTGCGCGTCGGGAGTCTAACGCCATGTCATCCCTAACCTGTGCCCTTGCCGCACTCGCGGCCGACCTTAAAACCGACCCAGAAACCTATGAATCTGACCTTGAGTGGCCCGGTTTTGAATTCTTGCGGGCATTGCTTGCTCGGATTGGATTGGCTGTCTAGCACAGTAACATTGTTGGTACTGTAAAGTCCTGGGAGTATCGTAAAAGGTACTCCTGAGGGCTGGAATGGATGCGTATGCTAGAGACCCGTCAGCTTCCTGCAACCAAAATTTTCCACCTCACCTGAATCCTAAACCAGGCTCTCCACCTACGGCATCCCAGCGCCTACGGCATCCCCGCTTCACTCCCTCGAACGTAGTCCCTCGAACGTAGTGAGACTGTGGCTACGCCATTTCCAGCCTTCGGCAATCACATTGGCCCACTTCGGGCGCTTCGCCAAACAGCATCAATCCCATTACCCTGCTTTCTCATCTATTAGATAACAGTCCCGAGCGTTAGCGAGTCATGCCTACGGTATACTGTGAGCGTAGCGAGACTGCGCAAGCGCGCGCTCTGATATCCCGTTCGCCTACGGGCGCCGCGAGCAGAGCGAGACTGAACCAGACCCAGACCCAAACGCGAGCGCGAGCGGAGCGAAGTCACCCAAGCTGCAGGTTCGGCGGTAGGTAGGTATGATGTCGCGTTGCTCCAGGCCATGAGCAAAGCGAGACTGCCTAAGCGGCAAGCCTAATGGTTGGTTTGGTGTCGCCACACTCCAGGATCGGGTCGCATTCAGCCGTGAGTGAAGCGAGACTGTGGAGCAGATTCCTTCCACGAGCGAAGCGAGACGCAGGATGCTGGGATTTCACCGTCGGTAAGATACCATGCTTCGCACATGGGAAGGCGAAGCCTAAGCGCCAGCATGACACGCGGAGGGGTGCCAATAGGGTAGGGTTACGCGGAGCGTAGCGGAGCGTGGCGACGAAAGCTGAGGGTGTCTGACGAATTGGGCGGTATGGATCGAGGGGGGGCTTTTAGAGAAATTTAGGCATTTTTAAAGAAAATTGGAGGTTTTTTAGCTAGGAACTAATTTTTTCGTTGTAACGTGTTGTTTTTAAACGGGTTTTTGCGTTTTCCCTTTAAAGTAATAGACACCTTTTTTACCCCTAGAATAGGATTCAAATGCGACTGGTTGGTTTTTTCGAGTGCAGTTTTGCAGCTTTCCACGGCTGATTGGGCCTTCGGCATGGGCAAACAGCCCCGAGCGGAGCGAAGTTTTGCAAACCAAGGGACTGGTTGTGTCCTATCCAGCGGGAAACAAGGCGAAGGGATTGGATTCTGGAGCAATCTCACTTCGTTCGATGGCTGGTTAGGTTGTTGAAAGCCCTTCCAGTCCGAAGGGATAGGATTAGAAGGATTGGGGAGGGGGCGCGAAGCGGGGGAAGGGGATTCCATTTGTAAAAAGAACTGTTGATTTTGGAACGGGGTTGGATTAGACTGCAATCGTGGTTGGATAGATAGGTTGGAGGTTTGAGATGGACAGTTTGCTGAAGGAGATGTTGGAGCAGGGTCGGGCAGTGCCGTTGGCGAAGGAGCAGGGGGAGCTGAGGGAGAGGGTTGTGCAGGTGAGGGAGGAAAGAGAGGAAAAAAACCCCCTGGTTAGAGGGGGCGGAGCGCAGCGGATGGGAATGGGATTCTGGGAAGGGGTCTATGGGGGATCGGCTGGCTTTGGCGGGTGAGGTTGGTGCTTCAAAGAGCCTGATGGAGTGCAGATTCCCTGGAGTGCTGCAAGGATTGTGAGCCAGTATGCTGCGCGGGGGATTAGTTTTTCGTCCAACATCTTGAAGAAGGCTTCGACCTGGGCTTCGTTTTCTGCACCAAGCAGGGGGAGTAAAAGGGCTAATAGGATGATTGCCCAGCGCCAGGTGTTGAATTCCCAGAACCTAGCAACCATGTAGGTCCATAGGTTCCAGCCCCACCGTTCAATGATCTGACAGACTTGCGCTTGCGCTTGCATTACAGACTCCCGAGTTTGTTGATAATGAAAGGGATAAAAACCTGTTTGATAAAGTAGCCCAAAAACGTGCCTAGTAGGCCAAAGAACCCAAGCACAACTGCCATTCCAGTTGCTTGGAATAGGGTACTTGCTAATTTACTGAACTCTTCCCCTATCCGTTTTTTTCTGGCTCTTTTCGTCTCCGCTTCCTTTGCTGCGAGTCCTAGGTCTTCGATTCTGGTCACAAGGAACTGGAGATTCTGATTACTGGCCATTAGGAATTCATGTTGCTGTGCATGGAGTTCTGGGGTAACACCAAGAGCCACACTCACTGCTTTTGTTATCCGTTCTTCAAGTCCTTCTTGGGAAGCTGTAATTGCTTCAGCCATTCGTTCCTCGATTTTGTCCCCAAGTCTGCTTGCCCATTCCATTAAATGGTCTTCACAGAGGGCACAATGAAAGTCTTTGTCAGATTCTAGATTTGGGATTCTGCGACCGTTCATTGGCATGAGACTACTCTGGCGGTGGAATTTCCTCAAGTGTATACGTTGTTTGGTTTTCATCAAAGATAATCCGTTTTCCGAGTCCGTCACGGAGGTTACCAGAGTACTGGACGAAACCCCAAGTTGGGTGCAGGTTTTCCAAACTAAAAGTTATTGACTCCTGGATGGTTTCAATAAGCATAGTTATCTGGAAAGAGCTTTTGTCGTAATAAAAACCTGAAACTTCAGTTAAATTGCTCATTATGCGTACCCCTCGAGCAGTCTTATTTTTGGGTAATAGGTATAACTTCCTGAAGCCTGTTCTGCTTTTACCCCAACATAAATCGCCCCTCCAGGTAATAAGATTCCAGTACCAGAAACAGTTAAAGAAATAAAGCGACCTTCAAGTCCAATACCGTCAAAGACTTCTTCCTGAGCCAGGGCTGCCCCATCCCAAGAAGCTGTTGCTATATAGACCCCAAACTTCTTTAAGGTTAAAGGAACTTGACAGGTAACACTTACACTAAACCATATTCTGGTTAAGTTGTCCCGACCCGTACTAAAGGATTCATATAGAATAGGGTTATAGGAACTGGTCCCTACCAAAACTCCTGCAGAATTAGCTCCGTGGTGGTGAACTACTTCCCCTCCGATCAGCTTTCTAACCGTAAGCGTATTCGTCTGGATTCTATCTGCTGCCAAATACCCTGTCGTTATCTTCCCGCCGTCGATACTGGTGACTTTGGAGTTGCCGACAGTTCCATCTGCCAGGGTGAATACCCCATTGGTATTGCTGAAGTCTCCGTAACTTCCGTTTCCAAGTGCATTTGCAGGAACAGAGGAAACGACTAACTTCCCGCCGTCTATCCTGGCAAAGCCGCTTACATCAGTGAAGATATTGGCAAGGGTATCATACTGGGAAACAAGGACTTTATTTGCCTGCAGGGTTCCTGTTATATTCGCATAATCCATAATCCCTGTGCCCATCTGAGCGACATTGGTGATTATGGCAGAATTTGTGATAAGTGCGTTCGCTCCAACGGTGCCTGCGAGGAGTTTGTCGCCTGAAATGAATGCGTCCCCATTCCCCAGGATTAGCTTAGTTCCCCCTTCATAAGTTCCCAGGATCCGAACCCCATCAGCAATGGCAACTCCGAGGGTTGTCGTACTGCGGAGCGTGGTCTCCCCAGTCTTGTAGTAGAGATAAAGAATCCCGCTTGTCCAGGTGAAGTTTCCGGCGGAGATTGCGTAGCTGTCGCCCTTGTCGTTACTTGCAGTACCTGCAGTCCAACTTACTTTGTCTGTTACGGGATCGTTTGCTTTGAATACCACCCCTGTAAACGTCCAGGTTACTACATTGAGGCCAAGAGCAGTTCCGGAGTACTGACTGGAGTAATTTAGGCCAGTTTTCCCAAATGCATCATAAGCAGCAAAACGGAAGTAATAGGTAGCACCTTCAGCGACAGCTTTGCTGATTAAGTTCGCAACACCATCATAGATCAGGTTCGTTTCGTCTGGAGTGAACCCACTGACTGTGGACATATGGGCTACATACCCAGCGATGTCCTTTTCACTGCTTGCAATGATATCCATATAGGCAGTTTCAATGCCGATATAGACTGTTGCTGAGATTGCAGCAGGCGCGGGATTAGTGAAGGTTGCCGCGATTGCAGTTGAGAGTTTATTTCCATAGTCTCGACTGTAGACCTTTGCAACGAATTCCCTGACAGGATCCCCAAAGTCAGTGTCGTTCTGAGTGAAACTGTAGGTAAATGCCCCGTTAAGGCTGGAATCTGGAGTTACAAAGAAGGTATTTTTGAGAGTGAGGCCATCTTCAGTCCAGATTTCAACCATATAGTCAAAGAGTCTGTCGGTGACATTGGTGTTTAGAGGGTTATATTCCCATGTCAGGATAGCATCTCGGCCTTCAAAAACCTGGTCAGTGCGTCCATAGGCATAAAGATGCCCAGGGGGAAGCAGAGTTGAGGAATTTGGTGCGCCAGTTTTGTAGTTGTAGACAAAGCTGACTGGATCACTCTTGAGCGCAAGATAACTCTCAGCGAAGATGATGATTTCATAGATACCTGGGTAGATCCAAGGGATTTCCAGGAATTTCCGAGGAATGTTCTTGATTTCGGTTAGGGTATCCCCGTCTTTTCTCCAGAAAACCTGATACTGTGCGGCATAAGTGGGATTGCTTGGGTCTGCCCAGTCCCATTCGACGATCAGGCTAGAATACTTCTCCGTTGGGAAATCGTAAAAGTGTTCGTAAGCACGGACGTTGGTAACTGGAGGGACTTCCAGATTTCCAGTATAGGGGTAGATATCAGGAAGAACAAACCCCCCTCCATCAACATAAGCATACTTTTCTTCCGCATACTGGGTACAGGTTATGGTATGGATATGGGTTTCTGCGTCCGTCTCCAGGGAAGACACCCGCCATTTGGTCGGTTTGATGTTACCGGCGAGAGCCCAGGAACTGCCTACAAGTGGGAAGGCCCAGTTACCAGGGGTTAACCTGACGATATCCGTAGTTAGGTTCCTGTTGGAGACAGCAATGTTCTGGAGACCGCTTGCTGACCAGTAAGTCAGATGGTAGTCTTCGGTTCCGAACTCAATCTGCCTATCCAGGGTTATGGTAACAATGCCAGTCGTGTTTACAACCGCTTTGACCAAGCCCTGTTGGGTTACATTCTGGTTTTCGTTGTCCAGGATTTCGATTACCTTTCCAACTTTAACTGTTAGGCCTCGCATGAAGGTCTGGAAACTAACAAAGCCTGTCGTGACACTGTTTGTATACAGTACCCAGCGGCCCTTCCGCGCTGCCTCGCTTTCGCTCATGCAGCCGATGAGCACGATATCACTGCTGTTGTGGCCATATCGGGCTACTAAAGCAGTTTCTTCAGCTGTTGGGGCGCTGTCAGGGACAGTAACAGTTGCAGTTCGTCCCAGATCCTTAGGGTTGTTGTAGGTGACGTTTACTGAAGTTACCCGGTCGTCCAGATCATTTGAGAAGTATTCAAAAACTCCGTTGATTACGTCGGAATTAGTGAATAATTCTGAGGAAGTTTTAGGCGCATCGGGGATTACAGTTAAGTTCCCGAACTCATCCGTGCTGAAAACCGAATTACAGCTTGCGAGGATGTAAGTTAGGATATTCCCTGCGGGTTCCCGGCTTGCAAACCAGTTATGAAAGCTATGCCGAGGTTCGTATTGGCCGGTTGGTGTGCCTACATGATTCCTGATTGCGATTTGTTCGTCGCAGCGATAAGCGAGTTCAAAGAAAGAATACCTGTTGATTTCAGATTCTGGAATCCCCAGGCCTCCTTGAGCTTCGGTTCTGGTTAAGATATCATAGAGAATCCAGGCTGTGCAGGGGGAATACTGCTTTGCTAGAGAGAAATTTCCATTCCAGGCGAGATTTAGATAAGTCCTGGTTGCGGCATTATAGAAACTTTCCTCTGGAACCTTGACCATGATTCCTTTCGCGCGAATCGTAATCGCAGGAATAGTCCCCCCAAGTTTGATGGCGTTTTTAAGTACCAAACCAACCAGTGCAGTGTTTGGGTAAGGTAATGGCACGGAAGGAGTCTGAAGCTCAATTGTAGAACTCCAGGAGCATTTGGTATTGCTTTTGGAATCTGGATCATCTTGAGTAACCCGAATAATTTTTATCCCCCAGCGATCCCCACTGTTTGGGACATACGAACCTGGTCTGGATATCCGAATTTCTATGGAAAATCCGCCTTTGGATTTTTCTTCCCGTATTACTGCTTTGTATGGTCCCCAGGCAGCGGATTCGGAAGGACGTAAGAATATTCTGTGTTCGACTTTAGCCCCAGTTAAGTTTCCTTCTGCATCTTGCTTCATAAGAGAGGCAAAAGTAAGAATAACCCGCAGGGCCGAGACACTGGAGGTACTTACGTTTTTTATGTAATCTGTGCCATGTAGTAGTTCGATACTGTTGTTGCTTGGGTGAGGATTTTCTATTGTCTCAAAACCAGGAATTACGTCTTGGTTAGGCAGTCCTGCTCGAACAGCAAGTAGAACATTTTTATAAGAATCCAGGGAAACATCCCCTAGGTAAACGTCAGTCCTGTCTAGGTTATAAATCTGTCCTTCAGAAAGTACAAGTAGCAAACGAATTGTCTGTTTACTGAAGATGGTGTCGTCTCTTTCTCCAGGAGCTGCTTGATTTCCCCCACCACCTTTTTGGCCGGCGAGAACCAGCTTATCCAAAGTTTGGGTTTCGGCTTCCAGTTCGCCAAGATTGTTAAAAGTTCGCATAATGTTAGCTAAAACCAAGAGTTCCAAAGATTCCCAGATCGTCTTCAATATTGACTTCTTCACTGGAAAGCCCCGCGGAAATCAAAACTCCGGAACAGAAAGGATTTCCGTACATTAAAGGGACTGAGCCACCTTCTTCAGTAAGGATTGGGGTTCCGTTATACAGAGAACTTCGCTTTGTTTTTGCTTCACTAGGGTCAGTGCGGAATTCTGGAGTTGGGGAGAGGGCAGACATTACTGCACTGATCGCTGTCGCGATTAGGATGTTGCCGATAAGGGCCAAGGCAGTTGCAGCTATTGTAGCCTCTACCCCAGCAGCAACTAATACACCAATTAAAATAGCTGGAACAGGAATCTCCCCAGTCACTTCCGGCACACAAATCAGTGTATCATATTCTGCAAATGTCATAATCCCAAGATCAGGTCGTAGGACGGTTATGTTTTCTGGATTATTCTGTTGCCTCAACAAGAAAACCGTTGGGGTTGTCATCAGGCTTTTGGCTACAGCTTCGCCAAGTGCAAAGGATATACCAGCCAAGGCTTGGTTAAGGTTTTCTGCCTCCAACTCCAACTTGCAATGTGGCATAGTTTCTGAGTCTGCCAGATTCTTATCCTCTGGAACAAACTTTCCGAATAAGTCAATCTGCATAGCGGAGAATCCTCTGGATGTTCCAGACAAAATCAGATAAAGGAGAACGGGTACTAAGCAGGTCTTGGTGCAGGCATTCCCCATTGTCGTAGATTGCAATATGACTGCATTCTCGCCCTCGAAAGTTGGTTATCAGTAGATCCCCATTCTGTAAATCCTCAATGCGCTTTATTTGTCTGAACTTAGGGTGATCCAGAAAGGCTTTAAAATGGTTCTGACCTCCATCGTTACACCAATCGAAAGGCTCTGGGCCTAACCAGGTTTCTGAGTAGGCTGGCAATTCCCTGCCAAAGATGAAGTAGTGGTAATCCCATGCAAGTGTGTAGCAGTCAGTTATGTAGGGGATAAATCTCCTGCCAAGGAAGTCCGGACTTGGGGTCCTGGGGAGCCAAACCGGGGGCAGAAATGTACTTCCTTCTGTGCCAACAATTCCCCACGGAACTCCAGAATAATGTTGGCTGCGCAAGTCTGCGATAGACGGAGTTCGTAGGTCAAAAGTCTGCCGAACGTTGGCATTCTGACAATGACTGTGGATAACTGCAACAGTTTGCCCAATGTTTTTAGCAAATTCTGTCGGATTGCAGCGGAATTCTTTTTCTGGGGTTTCGCTGCAGTTTTCCAGTTTAACAAACTCTCCTGTTTGCAGGATAACGCCACAGAGTTCTTTGGGAAACTCTGCTAGAGTATAGGCTTTGATAACCTCAAGGGTTTCAGGCAGCAATTCCATTAAGCTGCTCCCTTATTGATCCCAATACCAGGAAAGTCTTTTTTGAGCATTTGTCGTGCTGGAAGCCACTTCCGATCCCGGTCTAAGGGACTGCGCATTTCGAAAACTAACCCATTTTTATTCTTGGATTTCAATTTTCTAATCTCGAAGCGCCAAGGAGGGGCAGACATAGACGAATTCAGGTAGACTTCAAAAGTCCTGATGTAGGTTACTTTGACCCCGATCAGGTCTCCATATAGCGCAGCGAGGGTCCCGAAAAGTCTGGGTTCCAGAACATTGGCGATGTGTAGTTCTGCTCGTGGGGGCGCACCTGTGGTTGTCTTCTCCAGCCCAGAGATTGAAATTGGAAATGGCTGATAGGGTTGCCCGTTGCGAACAACTACTTGCCCGTTTCGGTCAGTCATTGGGGTGTAGTAGAAAATCTCTGGACGCCCAATAGTGGTCAAATCCAGCTCGAACAGTTGGATATAGGGAGGCAGATTTGGGTCACGGACCAGGTTGTCTAAGTCGCTCATAAGTCAAATACCTGTTCGAGGGTACAGGAAATGTTGAACTCAGAATTGCTCAAGACCTTTACTGACCGCTTACCGTCTTTGACTTTGTACTTCTGTTGGGCAGTTTGGTAACAAGGCGTCCAGAGCAAAACCCCCCAGCCTCCGACAGTCTTAAGAGCTGCCAAGACAGTCTCTCTTTCTGAAAGAGTAAGCGCAAGCCAGGTTACGGTCCATGTCTCAACTTCAGTATTCAGTCCATCCGGCGCCCGTTGGTTATAGCCGTCCCCGAATTGCGCAGTAAGGGTCCGACTGGAAATCTCCAGTGTAGCATCCCGGCCTATTTTTTCAGGAAGTGGTAGTGCGATCGTGACAGCCATACTTTATCCGAATCTGGTTGATTTGTTCAGAAGCCCATTTGGCCTGGAGGCGTTTTGGATTTGTTCATCTGCAAGACGTCGGACGAGTTTTTCAGCTACTCGATTGGCAAACTGTTCGCCGTCTTCCCCAGGACTCTGAGTGACGTTAATGCCGATGTTGACTACGTTCCCAGACCCCTGGCCGCCAGAAGACTTCACCCCAAGTTCCCCAGACGAAGTCCGGCTAAGAGGTAGGATAGCTTCTGGTCCGCGCTCCCGCAGGGAACCAATCCCGCCCTTTGCCATTGGGAAATAGGCGAGGTTACTGTCAACGGCTGGGATGCCGCCTTTGCTGTATTCGGTTATGCTGGAAGAAAAAGCATTCCCTTTCTCACTTCCTGTAATCGCAGCACCAATTGCGCTGCTTATTCCACCTGCTCCTCCGATTCCAGAAGAAATCGTCGAAAAGATAGTTTTTGCAATCTGTTGCGTTGCGATGCGCAGAATATCTGCCAGAATCGAATTCGCAAAGCTCTTGAAGGCTTCAGATGCTGATTGAGAGCCGGAGATAAACAAAGCAAAGCTGTTCCCGAACGCAGACGTGAAAGTTCGTTCGATATACTGACCGACAGTATCGGAAGTTCGTTGGGTTAGTAGTAACTGCCTGCGTATTTCCTCTTGTTGGTTCACCAGTTCTGCACTTAGCTTCCCACCCGGAGGCAGGGCTTGTTGTTGCTCTGCAATAGCTGCCTGGATTAGCTCAAGTTGTCTTTGCAGGATTTGGGCTTTTTCTTCTTGCAGGGCTTTTGTTTGGAGAAGCACTTCGAGTTCGGTTACAGCTCCAGCGTTTTGGAGGGTGTTCAACTCCGTCATCCTGTCAGTGATAACACCAAGTTGACGACCACGTTCTTGTTCCAGCTCGGTGAGTTCCCCCTGCAAAGCACGATTTGCTTTTACAATCTGATAATTCTGCAGGTCTATAACATTCCCTTCCCGCTTGATTCGCAGGTAGTCTTTGCGGTTCTCACGGTCGAATTTGTCTGCTTGGGATTCTCCTTTTTGGCCAGTGAATCCTGCGGCTTCGCCTCTAAACTTCAACGCAGCTTGATTATATTCCTCTTCAAGTTGTCTGGTGAGTTTTTTGGTTTCCGTGGTCAGTTTATCTCTTTCAGATTGTAAAGCTCCGATTTGTTTGGAAAACTTGTCAGTGTTAACTGCGTCTCCAGCACTTGCAGCCAGTTCTGCATTAGCAACTAGAGCCTCTTGTTTAAATTGAATTACTTCATCCTTCAACTGTCTATATTTTTCAACATACTCTGCTGCTTTAAGCTCCCCTGCCGCAAAGCTCTCAGACAGGGCCTTAATTTTAGCATCCTGTTCTTCAATTTTTGTGCCAGCTTCAAGCGTTGTGTCTCGATATTCCGCAGCACGAGCTTTCTTTTCGTATCGGCGTCTGTCAGCTTCAAGATCTGCCTCCGCACGCATACGTTCAGTCTTGGCGTGCTCGGTTTGCGATTGCATTTCATTGTATCTGCGATCGCTTAAAGCTTTTATTCTGGACTCCAGTGCAACAAAGTCTGCCTTATCCCCTGGCAATACTTGTCCGGGAGGTAGGTTTGCTTCTGCAGCTCGGAAAGTAATATCCGCCGCTTTTCCACGCAGAGTCGCAAGTTCCTTTTCCAGGGCACGATTGTCTGCACCAAGAGCAGTTACTTTTTCGGATAATTCAAGTTTCTGCTTGACAAGAACCCCGACTTCTTCTCGCAGTTTCTCTCGTTCTTTCTCTTGCGTCTGGCCGACGACATTCCCTAGCTCGATCTGTTTCTGAGCAATTTTTTCTTCCAGTGTCTGAACCTGGGCTTCAAGCGTTTTCCTCTGGTTTGAGGCTTGCTCAGCAGCAGACATTTCAGCTTCTTGAGCGACAGTTCCTTGGCGTTTTGCTTCATTGTCTTTCCAGGTTAGAGCTGCGGCTTCTTTGGCATTTATTTCAGTTTGTGCAAGGTAGCGGCCCAGATCACTATAAAGTTGGATAATTTCATCTTTTGATTTCGGGTCGATATTCAGTTTGATATCAAGAGTCTTTTCGATTTCTGTCTTCAGCCCGACAAGAGTCGCCCGCATACTATCAGGAATTTGATAGAAAGCATCTTTCAGTTCAAAAGACTTGTTTGTCAGTTTCCCCATTTCCGCATCAAGAGCTTCTCTTTGCTTACGGATAGCAATTACAGTTTCGTCTGCTTCAACAGAAAGTTGGAGACGTTCTTCTGGGGATTTATTTAAGTCATTGTTTGCAAGTTTCTGCTTTTCCTTTTCCAGATTCCCGATAAGATCCAGCGTTCCCCTGATTTCATCATTAACTCCGTGGACCATATCTCCCAGAGCTAAGGTTGCAGTCGCAATCGCCCCAACAACTGTGGAACTCCCAAGTGCGATCAACCCAGCCTTAAGTGACCCAACACTCGTAATCGCTGTTCCGATAATTGCGACGAGTTTGATGATGTGGGCGAACAGGAAGGAAACACCAATCCCCCCAACTGCCAGCATTACGTTCTTAGTTGCGTTCAGAACGGAATCCAGACCACGTTCTACTGTTATCCAGTTCCTGACTGCATCAACCCCTTTCGTAAACCCACGGACAAATTCTTGAATCGTCGAGCTGGACAGTTTATAGATACTCTCTCCAAGCAGCGTAAGAGAAGTCTGCATCCTTCCAATGTCAGCATTCAGCATTCCTGCCGCAACCGCGAAGCTCGCAGAAAACCGAGAAGCCATGAAGTCAGTGAAATCCAGCATCGTATTCTTAGCGAGGACAGTTCCCGCTTTCATACGGTCAACAAGTTGGCTGGTTGAGATCCCTACAGTTCCGTTTGCGTTACGGATACTGGCTGCGAAGGCCGCGAAGGCTCCAGGGAGCAGGTTACCTAACTGCCGAACAAGTTCTTCTGACTGAACCTTGGATTTATTGAAGATTTGGCTCAAGGCCAGGAAGATATTGTTGGTTTCATCCTGAGTCTTGTGAAGCGCTGTCGAGACCGAGTTGATGTTTTGAAACATCTTCCAAGTGTCTTTCAGTGAAACCCCAGCGAGGGAGGTACTTGCCTGGAAGGTAGCAAAGTTCTTTCGTAGGATGCCGACGTTTATACCAACCCGATCTGCTTCCTTTGCCAGTGCATTCAGAACAATAGTCGTGCTGATCCCGGTGCCGACAGTGGATTCCAGCGAAGCCTTAACACTGTCGAGAGCAATACCGACGGGGATGATGCTGGTGACCGCTTTGGCGAATGCACTGTTTAGGTTGTTAATCGCAGACCAGAGGACGTTGACCTCAAAAATCTGTTTAGATAGGTCCAGGAGTCCTTTTGCAAACCCCTTTCCGCCGCTTCCTGAGCCTCCGGCTGCCCCAGCATTTGCTTGTTTCTCTGCTTGGAGAATTCTTTGTGTGGCATCCCTGGCAGCCGAGACTTGTGCATTATACTGCGCATGGATTGCAGTTAGCTTCTCTTTCCCCTGCGCTAGAGATAACTGTTTTGTGTAAAGACTATGCTCTAGTTGCAGAATTTGGGCATTTCGTTGCTGAGTTAGCTGGTACTCGTCCTTAGCCAGTTGGGCTTTGATCGCCTTGATCCGGTTTCCCTCACGCTGAGCTTGCTCTACTGCCGCAGACTTCAATCCCCCGGCTATCTGCTGTTGGTTCTCTTGTCTAAAAGCTGCGACTTTGGCTTTCAACCTGTCCAGCTCGTTCCCCATCCCGGCAGTTACGTTAGTAATCCCGGAACTTTTCTGAGCGTTCTGCAGCGACTTGACTGCCTTCTCCGCCTCAGCAGTTGACTTTGCAAGCGTTGTAAAACTGGTCGTTGCTTGCTTGGTATTTGTATTGATGCTAGTGAAAGCCTGGGCAACTTCCAACCCCAGCTTGTTTACAGCGCTCTTTATGTGAGCGATCTGTATATCAAGTTGGTCCGTATCACCTGCGAAAGTGATCGTAACTTGTCTGGGGTCTTGTTTTGCCATTAGCTTTCCGTCTTAGCGGTCACGATGCTGAGGTAGCCATGCAGGATAAAGGGAAGGTCGAGAAGGGTTTCTTCCAGGTCTAGCCCACGCTTGTCTACGAGCCTGATGAGCAGGGTTGTGTCGAACATTAGTTCAGGAGTGAGATAGTTTCGCAGGATTAGAAACAGGTCAAAAACGGGTTTTTTGGTCTCCCAAAGCCAGAAGATTTCATCCTGGAAGTCCTTTGGATCTGGGGCATCTAGGGGTTCAGGCGGAAACTCCATAAACCCCTGAAAGGCTTCCTCTAAGGTCTCCCGCTCCGCAGAATTATCCTTTTCTTGTTTGACTTGCTGATTCTGCAGAACCGTCCTGCCTAACGCTTCGCCAACCCCAATCAGTTTCCCACTTCGGCCGATTGCTGCGCAGGAACATTCCTGAAAGCGTTAAACATTGCTTCGATCAGTGCGTCGCGCCAGGGACGAGAAGCCCAGTAGAGTTCCAGGAGCTTCTCACAGGTTTCTGCAGGGCTTGACCACCCAAGCTCCGTAGTCCTGGTATCGACTTTCTTCTGCCGTCCAGTACTGTCGACGATGGTTGCATTACAGATATAGAGAACCTCTCCTCTCAGAACTTCCCAGACAGTCGCAAAGTATTCCTTGAGGGTGTCAGCTTTTTCCTTGTCTGATTCCCAGGCCTGATTCGTGTACTGTTCCATCAGGGCCAAAGTTTCTATAGCTTTTTCCTGCCCCGTGTCTGCCGTGTATCGGGCAAAGCCGACAGTGATTTGGGCTTTCTTACCAGAGGCATCCTTTGCCTTGACCAGGATTTCGACTGACGGGGATTGTAGTTCTATTTGAATCATCGCTGCACCAGTTTGTTAGTAATTACGCAACAGTCACTGCTCGGGATGTTGCGACTCCCTTTCCCGCACGATTGGTGCAGGTGACTTCGGAATGGATGGACGAGCCGGAATCAGGGGCTGTTAGGACCAGTGTCGCGGCAGTTTCTTCTGCCATAGCGACCCCGTCTTGGAACCACTGATAAGTAAAGGTTCCAGCATCTTTCTGCCAGGTGCCTGTGCTGGTAGTGAGGGTCTCATCAACTGCCGGAGTCCCGGTAATTTCCGGAATCTGGGAGTTGACCGGGACTTCCGTTAGACCCAATTTAAACGGAAGCAGTCCCAGGAAAAGTCCGTTGTTTGCGTTCATGCAGTTTCTCCAGAAAAATTCCACTTCATTATAGCGTTCGTGCGCGATAGACACAATAAAAGGCTAGTGTTAGGATTGCACGATAGTTTTAGGAAACCTTATGCGCCAGGATCAGATAGAAAGCAGTGCGGATCGCGAGCAGGAGTTTGACTTGTTCGCCGGAATCCCTGGGTTGGACCCTACCATCCCGGAACCTACCCGTGCGCCTGAAGCCCCGCAGCTAGTCAACTTGACTGGCGCAACAAGCCCGGCGGTTTTGGCTGGTTTACTTGGGATTCCTGTTGCACTCATCTATCAAGGCAGGCTTGACGGCAAACTCCCTCCGAACTCTGACGCCTCCTACAGGGATTCGATTCGGCATTACGTTACTTTCTGGAAGAACCGCCATAACCAAAAAGCAAACAACCTGAACGAAGCCAGCATCGTGCAGGAAATGCGCCTGCGTGAGGCAAAGATCGAACGCGAATGGCTGGCAGTTAAAAAAGACCGAGGAGATCTGATCGATCGAGCTACACTTGCAGAGGTTTTTGAACCAGTATTCCTAATGCTCCGTGCACAGCTTTGTTCCTTGGCGCGCAAAAATCCTGATGTTTTACCCGACATTGATAAGATGCTGGAAAGTTGGGACAAATTAGGCAGGGAGACGTTCAATCTCGCTGAACAGGAAATGGAAGCATTTATCCAGGCGAAGTTGGAAGAAGAACCTGACATTGGCGGTGAATCCGAGCCTTCTAATGAATAGCGCGCACGCGATACCTATTGACAAGGCAATTCCAGAATTCCTATTCCTGGGTAGCTTGCTGCAACTATTCAAACGCCCCAGTCGCATTGGGACAAGAGAGTATGCAGAGACCTACAGATTCTTAACCTCTGACGTATCTGCAAAGCCTGGCCGGATGAACTGCAATGAAACCCCTTTCATGCTGTTCCCGATGCAGTGTTTCGACAACCCAACTATCCGAGTTATCGTAGGGCGAAAGTCTGCCCAGATTGCCTGGACAGAAACCACGAACTCCTGGATCTCGCGCATCATCCATCTGGACCCGCAGAACATCATCGTTTCTTTCCCCCGCCAAGCCTCAGCAAAGAGTTATGCGAATGAAAAATTCCGTCCGATGGTCCGAAGCAGTCCTGAACTCCTTGCTCTTATCGGCGATCCAGATAAATGTACTTATGATTATTATCGTTACCCTGGTGGGTTCATCAAGTTCGTAACAGCGGCATCGCCGACAGCGCTCAAGAGTACAAGTGCTCCGATTCTGATTTGTGAGGAGCCAGACGACCTAAAAGAAGACGTGAAAGGTCAGGGAGATGCGTTGTCAATCTTCATTGAGCGGCAAAAGACATTTCCAGAAGCGAAGTTAATCTATGCTGGCACCCCAACAGAAGAAGGCTTCAGTAAAGTCGAACTTGCGTATACGAAAAGCAATCGACTGGTTTATCTGGTCCCTTGTCGTAGCTGTGGAACCTTGCAAGAACTGAACTTCAAGAACCTCCGGTACGACCTCTGGTCCGGAAACACTGTTGACCCAACTTACGGTATCTACAACCCAGAGACTGCTTACTATCAGTGCCCTCATTGCCAAGCTGGTTGGGATGATGCAGACAAAAAGTGGAGTGTTCTCGAAGCCCTGAACTATAACGAACTCGGATGGAAAGCTACTGCAGACAGTCCCATCTACGGTTTCGCGTTTAACGAACTCCTCAGTTCCTTCCCTGGCAGTCGCCTAGTCGAACTCGCAAAGAAAAAACTCGAAGCAGAGACTGAACTCGCCAAGGGC